GGATGCAGCACCTAGTTATATCGAAGTTGCTACCGGCATGACGATAAGCGACCAAGCGGGTGAACCATTGGCCGATACGGTAACAAAATTTCTGCTCACGCTGTGGTATAACGCAGAACAGGCAGAGGCTGAGCGGCTGCAGCGGACAATTGATAATCTTTTGAAAGCCTTATCAGCAAAGGCACGAGGTTAAGGGGTGCGGCGGTATGATGGATTACGCGAAAAAATTCTATCGTAGCAAGAATTGGAGAAAACTAAGAGATCTCTACATGGCAAACCAGAATTACATCTGTGAACGTTGCGGGAATTTAGCGCATATTGTCCATCATACCGTCTATATAACGCCTCAGAACATTAACGACCCAGCGGTAACGCTGCAGTGGGATAATTTAGAAGCACTTTGCATTGACTGTCATAATTCTGAGCACATGGGCAGCGAAATCATAGCGGAGGGATTGAGGTTCGATTCGAACGGGGATATTGTATCGCTGTAGTGATACCCCCCCCGGTTTGCAAAAAATGTCTACTGCCCTGGAAACCGACCGTGACCCTTTCTTTACCCCTCCACAATAGACACATAAGGGAGTGAAACCAATGCCAAAGAAAACCAAAACCAATAATTTACAACAGCTTGTAGAGCTAGTAACTGATGACAGGAAGCATATTGCTGAAACCCTTGCCAAAGAGCTTGAGTTCATGACAGAGACCCTTGAAAGATTGAGAGCAGATATAAATTCCCGTGGAGTTGTGGAGCTGTTCAAGAACGGCAAGCAGGAGTTTTTGAAGGAAAGCCCAGCGCTTAAGTCCTACAACACTACGATACAGCGCTACAGCCTGCTATATAAGCAGCTCACCGACCTTTTGCCAAAGCAGGCAGCATCAAGCGCAGGCGGTAAATTGCACGAGTTTTTGAAGCTGAATTCAGTATAAAAAATTAACGTGGGAAGATTTTCCTTCGTTACTGAGGTAAACCATGAACTACATCAAGAAATATTGGCAGCAAATACAAGCAGGACGGGTTGTTGTGTCAAAGCGGGTACAAAAAATCTACGCTGGGCTTGTTTCCGACATTAAGAAGCCACAGGGGAAGTTTGTCTTTGATGAGAAACGCGCAAGCCGTCCGATAGAGTTTATCGAGCGTTTCTGTAAACACTCTAAAGGCGAATGGGCTGGACGGCCTGTCAAGCTGGAGTTATTCCAGAAGGCTTATATCTCTGCCCTGTTTGGCTTTATTGATAGAGAGACGGGTTTAAGACGGTATAGAGAATCATTCTTCATGGTTGGGCGTAAAAACGGCAAATCTACTCTGTTAGCGGGGCTTGCTCTTTATATGCTAATAGCAGACAAAGAGCCCGGCGCTGAGGTTTACTCAGTCGCTACTAAGAAGGATCAGGCAAGAATCGTCTTTGACGAAACGCACAACATGGTAAAACAAAGCCCTGAGTTATCAGCCAATATCAAGAAGCGCAAAACAGACTTATATTTCCCGCTGAGCATGGCGAAGTTTCAGCCGCTGGGAAAGAACAGCGACACGCTGGACGGGCTAAACGCTCATTGTGTAATCATGGACGAACTCCACAGCATAAAGGACCGTAACTTGTATGAGGTTATGAAGCAGGGCCAGAGTGCCCGCCGCCAACCGCTGCTGATAATGATTACCACAGCGGGGACGGTGCGAGAGTGTATCTTTGACGATATTTACTCCTACGCCTGTGGAATTGTTGACGGGACGATTATTGATGAAACATTTCTGCCAATAATCTATGAGCTTGACAGCCGGGACGAATGGACAGACCCACCGTCATGGGAGAAGGCTAATCCCGGGCTAGGGCAGATTAAGAAGCTCTCCGACCTCACCAGCAAGGTTGAGCGGGCGAAGAACAGCCCGAAAGACCTGAGCGGGATACTGTGTAAGGATTTCAACATCCGGGAAACGCTCAGTAGTGCATGGCTGCCTTTTGACGCGATAAATAACGAAGAAACCTTTGTGCTTGAACGATTCCGGGGCAGCTTCGCCATCGGCGGCGCTGACCTGAGTATTACCACAGACTTGACCTGTGCAACCCTGCTGATGCTGGATAAAGAGACAGAGCAACGCTTTGTTAAGCAGATGTATTGGCTGCCGGCTGACAGCTTCCAAGAGCGTGTGCAGTATGACAAGATACCGTATGATAAATGGCGGGATAGAGGGCTGCTAAGGCTATGCAGCGGCAACAGTATAAACTACAGCGATGTAACGGCATGGTTTCTTGAGATGGTGAACGACCACGGGATAACACCGGCATGGATTTATTACGACAGTTATTCCGCTAGATATTGGGTTGAAGAGATGGAAGCTCACGGGTTTAGGATGGTGCGCTGTATTCAGGGCGCGAAGACCTTAAGCCTGCCTATGCAGCAGCTGGGGGCTGATTTACAGGCCAAAAAGGTGAACTATGGCAATAACCCTGTATTGAAATGGTGCTTGACAAATACGGGCATACAGACCGACCGCAACGGCAATATTGTGCCCGTGAAGAATCAGGCGGCTAAGCAAAGGATAGACGGCACGTCAAGCCTGCTTGATGCTTACGTGGGCCTGTGTGACCACTATAACGAATTTATTAACGCTTTGTAAGGGAGATGACAGCTTATGGCGCTCAAAGACAAGAAGATAGTAATTTATAAGGCAACAAACACAACGGATCCCATCGGAAATCAAACTCTTACCTACAAGCCCATTCACCCCTGCACACTGTGGGCTTACGTGCGGCAGCTGTCAGCTAAGGAGTATTACGCGGCGAAAACAACAAACGTCGATGAGGAAATGATTTTTCAAGTAAATTGGCGGACTGATTTAACTACACCGCTGGGATATTTCATCCGTTACGGTAATGTGTGGTATAATATCCAGCGTATTGACACGTTCGAGAATTATAAGTCCGATTTGAAGATTTACGCTAAGCTTATGCGTACGCCTGAGGAGGGCGCCATTGAAGAGTATGAATAATAATTACGGAAGGAGTATATTCTGATGAGACCACAACTATCAACAAACCGAGATAATCTTATTGCTGCAAGAAAGGCGCTTGAGAAAGGCGCTTACTTGTTGGATGAATTCATAGTGGATCGTTTAGAAGGTGACCACGCCGAATGGATGTATATTCAAGGCGGTGTGAAAGCCTGTATTGATTTGGTATGGGATTATTTTTTGAGGTATTCGGTCGAGGTGAATAGGGTATCCGCAGAGGAGAAAATAGAGACCGAAGAGGCTGAAACTGAGTGTTGATTGTTCCCTGGTTCTTAGTTATAATGATAATTGTGGCGTTGCCAAAGTAAAGCGGTAGGCGGCTAGTTCCCTGGAGAGGGGGTGATGCTTATGGTTACTTGGTCAGAGCTTTTCGGGTTCTGCCTTGTTGTCATCGGCCTTTTAGCCCTGGTTTTCCAGGAAAAAAAGAAATAGCCGCTACTCTGACAAGGTCGGCTATTTCTTAGACGATTAGTTAGGGGCTACCGCCTACCGGCAACGCCCGTTTATGTCTTAAGTATAACATGCCCTTTGCTGGATTGCAATTGTCTATATAGTTTTTTAGTGTCTTATTCTTGTGTCTTATTTGTGTCTTATTCTTATAAAAACACGCGATAAACTATAAAAAGTTATGTTAAGCAAAAAGCTATAGATGCCGATAATAACGTAAACCATTAAAGGACACAAAAAGCCGTAAAAAGCGATTTTTATAACTACGGATCAGAAGGCCGGGAGTTCGAATCTCTCCGGGCGTACCAAAGAAAAACCCGTGAATATCATCGTTCACGGGTTTTGTAATTTTTGACAATTAGACGGTTTAGTGATAGAAAAGTCATTGCTGGGGCGGCTTGCATGTCCCGCATGGAGTGTAGTTTTGTTTTTGGGCGTCTTGGATGCTGATAAACCATATTTCATTTTCTGGCAGTATGGTTTGCACGTTGCGGCAGGTTGGATAGTGGTATTTGTCTGATTTTATGCTGCCCACATATATTTTGCTTGGGGGAGGAGGGGTTGGTTCTATTTCAGTTTTTATTTCGTATGTTTTACCGTCTGTTGTGATTACAATATGGCCGTGGAGATCTGAGCGGTAGATTTTTACGCCTGCCTCAGTAAGCCTCTCAATTATTTCTTTATGAGGATGGCCGTGAGTGTTGTTTGCGGAAAGCATGATGACGCCTGCTTCCGGCTTGACTGTATTTAAGAAAGCCTGGCTTGAGCTTGTCACGCTGGCGTGGTGCCCTACTTTGAGAATAGTGCATTTCAGGCTCGTAGTATTCTGTTTTAGGATGTTTTGTTTTAGAATTTGGTCTTCGCTGGCTTTTTCGGCGTCGCCGGGGAAGACAAAGCTTACTTCATCGTAGGTTAATAAGGACACAATCGATGCATCGTTGGGTTTTGAAGAGGATGGAAGGGTGGGATGCAGTATTGAGAGTGTTAACTCGTCGCCCAAGTTGCGTTCCATGCCAGAGCGTCCTATGGTGAGGGGTATGTTTTTGTTTTTGATCAGTGTTTGATAGTCTTTGAAAACTCCTGAACTGTAGGTTATGCCGGGATCAATTATTTCTTTGACTTCGAATTCTTGCAGGACGCGCACCAGTCCGCCGATATGATCTTCATGGGGATGGGTGGAGATTACTATGTCGATGCTGGTTATCCCGGCCTTTTTCAGGTAACTGACAATGACCTCGCCCGCAGACCGGGGCCCGCCGTCAATGAGGAGGTTCATCCCGTTTGGGGTCTGCACAAAGATAGAATCGCCCTGGCCCACATTAATGAAATGCGCTGTGAGCGGCTTAGGTGGATCCGGGATATCCTCCGGAGGACTCAAGGGTGAATCCGGATCAGTAAATGACAGGCTCTCTTCTGTTAACCCCTGCTCTTCTGTCAACTCCTCTTCGGTCTGTTCCTGCTCTTCAATTAGCCCCTGTCCTTCAGTCTGTTCCTGCTCTTCGATCAGCCCCTGCTGTTCTGTCTGTTCCTGCCCTTCAAACTGCGACTGTGATGGCGCGTCGCTACATCCCACAAAGGAAAAAGAAAATGATATGAGAAGCAGCAGAGCCAGTATTATTGATGCTGGTTTTTTGTATTCTTTAAAAAACATTTCCTGTACTCCTTTCAGCGTTCCAGTATATAACTATATTATAGAACAAAAACCATAAAAATAAATAGCATGAAATTGATCATCATGAGGTTTATTTCTTAATCATTTGTTCGATAATTAAAATAGGGAATATATATAACGGGATTATATAGCGGAGGTGCAGGAAATACAAGATGAAACTGACAAATAAGATTTTAATCCCTGTCTTGATGGTCATGATTATCTCTTTTGTGGTTATCAGCGTTATGTCGGCAAGTTTTATCAGCAGTACGGCAAGAGGTATTACTGATTCACAGATGCGAAGTGTGGCGGAGTCTGTCCAAACGCAGATTGCGCTGACTAATGAAGTGGTAGCTATTACCCTTAGTATGATGGATCAGAAAAATATCTTTCTGGCTCAGACCCTAGCCTTTATGATTGCTGAGGACCCGGGTTTGCTGGATTACGAGAATATGGCTATGCTCGCTAAATTATTCGGTGTGGATGAAGTCCATGTCACCGATAGTAATGGCGTGTTGCAGTGGGGCAATATTCCGGGGTTTTACGGGTTCAATTTTATGGATGGCGATCAGACCAGACCTCTATTGGCGATATTAAATGATCCGAAGCTGGCCATCGCCCAGGAGCCGCAGCCCAGAGGCGTTGACGGGGTGATGTTTCAATATATCAGTGTGTCTCGCCTTGGCATGCCGGGTATCGTTCAGGTTGGCGTAAGCATGGGGCGTATTGATGATATTAAGTCGTCCATGAGCGTTCAGAACGCCATTGACGGGATGAGAATCGGGACTGACGGGGGCGTTTTTCTATTGAATCGTGACAAGAAGGTCATTGCGTCCAGCTCAAGCTCTCTGTTGGGCAGAGATATGGTCGGCGAAGGCTGGATCGATGAAATGTTTGCGGGTAAAAGCGGAAACATGGCGTACACATATCAAGAGATAAACTACGATTCGTTTTACCGCATGGCGGGAGACGACTTAATGGTTATTTATCTGCCGTCGTCTGAGATTAAAAGTTACACGACAAAAAACCTGTCAGCCATTATTATAATCGGTTGTGCGGCGATAATAGTTTTGGTGCTGCTGATACTGACATTATTCAGAAAGAATATATCGAGACCGATCAATGAGCTGGTGCAGGCTTCAGAAGCGATGGCTGTCGGGGATATGAGCATCAGCATGACATTCAGTTCCAATGATGAGTTCGGGCAGCTCACTTCGTCATTTAAGAAAATGCAGGAGAGCACACAAAAGGAGATCCGTGTTCTCGAACAAATAGCAGAGGGAGATTTGACCTCTGATATTACCCTCCGGGGAGAGAAGGATCAGATGGGATTGGCCATGAGAAAAATTGTGGATGGTCTGAATTATCTTTTCGGCGAGATAAATAACGCTACAGTCCAAGTATTCACAGGAGCACAGCAGGTTGCGGACGGCGCCAAAATCCTGGCCCATGGTTCGGTGGATCAGGCGGCGTCCATCAGAGAGTTGTCAGGTTCAATCGTTGAAATAGCGGCGCAAACCAAAGTGAATGCTGATAAGGCGATTGAAACCGCCAATCTGGCCAAGACAATCATGGACAAGGCTGAAAAAGGCAATACTCAAATGGATGAA